ATGAGAGATCGCGAACAACGCATACAGGAATATGAAAATAAGATAAAAGAGGAGTACGAGAATATAAAATTTTGTAATGAGTACAAGGAAAAAAATAATTATCTGGAAAATGAAGAAATTTTTCGTAAGCATATAGAGGCTTCGAAATCTACTATAAGCGTTTATCAAGAGGAAATTGATTATTTAAACAAGGATTCATGATTGGAGTATGGTTATTCATATTAGCAGCAGTGAGAGGCGGTATCCCCGCCTTTTTTTAATACCACAAATTAGCAGAATTGGAGGGGGTGATATTTATGGCAAAAGGAAAATATGAATACTGGTTGACGCCTGATGGATTGCTACTACTTGAATCCTGGGCAAGAGACGGTTTGACAGATGAACAGATAGCACATAATTTGAATATTACCACTTCCACTTACTATGAATGGAAAAAGAAGTATCCGGAGATATCGGAGGCCCTAAAAAAGGGTAAGGAAGTTGTTGACATTCTTGTGGAGAATGCTCTCTTGAAAAGGGCGCTTGGTTATTCCTTTAATGAAGATAAGTATGTGACCGTTCCCTTGAAGCAGGCGGAGTATTTTGAAAAGCTCGATGAATACATGAACAAGTATAAATATGAGCACCCAGATGCCACGAATTCAGAGTTGATGCTGATTAAAGAGCAATTCCCCAAAACTAAAATCATGTTGGCTGAAAGAAAGGTTAAGGACGTGGCGCCGGATACAACTGCCCAGATATTCTGGCTCAAAAATCGTAGACCGGATATATGGCGAGATAAGCAGAATGTGGAATTGTCTGGTGAGGTCAATACCAATAATCCTTTTGAGGGTCTTACTACAGAAGAATTAAGGAAGCTGATTCATGGTGACTAGTGAAAATATTATAAGAGGTGCAAAGATAGAACTTGCCAGAAGGGAGTTCTTTTTTTATTGTAATCTGAAAGCTCCGGACTTTTATAAGGAAGACCGCCAATATCTGCTGGATCTTTGTAATGGTTTTCAAGATTTTATAGAATCAGATGATGAAGTTTTGATTGTAAATGAACCTCCTCGCCACGGAAAAAGCCGAACGGCAGGTCTTCTGGTAGAGTGGGTATTGGGAAAAGATCAGTCACAAAAGATTATGACGGGATCCTACAATGAGACCCTATCCACAATGTTTTCAAAGAACGTCCGTAATGATATTCAGGAGGTTAAAGCTGATCAGAGTAAGGTCGTCTTCTCCGATGTATTCCCAGGAGTAAGAATAAAGCAAGGTGATGGGGCGATGAACCTCTGGAGCTTGGAAGGTGGGTATAACAATTACCTAGCCACTTCCCCGACCGGTACGGCAACCGGCTTTGGTGCTTCCCTTTTAATTATAGATGACTTGATCAAAAATGCAGAAGAAGCCAATAATGAGTTGACCAAGGAAAAGCACTGGTCCTGGTTCACAGATACCATGCTCTCACGTCTTGAAGAAGGTGGTAAGATCATTATTATCATGACAAGGTGGGCGAGTGATGATCTCGCAGGGCGTGCGCTGCAGCATTTTAAAGAGGCCGGTGCAAAAGTCCGCCATATTTGCATGAAGGCATTGATAGACCCGGAAACTCATGAAATGCTTTGCCCTGAAGTATTATCCTATAAATCCTATCAGGCTAAAATAAAAGCCATGGGTCCTGATATTGCTTCTGCAAATTATCAGCAGGAGCCAATTGATCTAAAAGGAAAGCTCTATACCGGCTTTAAGATCTACAGCGGAGAGCTGCCAGAGTTTAAAGAGATCCGGAATTATACCGATACGGCTGACACCGGGGGAGATTATCTGTGCAGCATAAATTATGGTGTTACCTTTGCCAATGAGGCCTATATTCTTAATATCCTATACACAAAAGAACCTATGGAAATTACGGAACCAGCTGCGGCAGAGATGCTTTATGTGGATGAGGTTGATGTTTCCAAGATTGAATCCAACAACGGCGGCCGTAGTTTTGCCCGAAACGTGGAGCGGATTCTTCTGGAGAAGTTTGATTATAACCATACCACAATTAAATGGTTCCACCAGAGCAAGAATAAGCAGGCCCGGATCTATTCCAATTCCGCCTGGGTTATGCAGCATATTTATTATCCGGAAGATTGGAGAAACCGTTGGCCAGATTATTATAATGCGATGAACCGATATCAGCGGGAAGGTCAGAATAAACATGATGATGCTCCCGATGCCACCACAGGAGTCGCAGAGAATTGTGGTAAAAAGTCAGGTATATCTATTTTCAAATAAGGCAGGTGAAAAAATGAATGATGAAAAGCCCAATATAGATGTGGTAAAAGAGCTGATCAGGAGCCGGACCCGTTGGCACAGGCAGCATGTGAAGCGCTGCAAGGAAGCTGACCGGTACTATAGGAATGAGAATGATATACTCAAATATGGGGTAAGAGGGCAAGAATTCGGTCCCTTAAGGAATGCAGATAACCGGATTCCACGCAACTTTCATGGGCTTCTTGTAAATCAGAAGGCGGCTTACATGTTTACGGCTCCCCCGCTATTTGATATTGGTAAGGAAGAAGCGAATAAAAAGATTGCAGATATTCTGGGAGATTCTTACCCAAAGCTATGTAAGGATTTATGTGTTAATGCATCAAACCATGAATGCTCCTGGATCCATTACTGGATTGATGATGCCGGTAATTTCTGTTATGGCATAGTGAGCTCAGAACAGATTATTCCCGTATATAGCAGCGATCTCAATCGGACACTGGTTGCTGTATTAAGAACTTACAAAGACACTGACTTTTCAACAGGAAAAGAAATCACCATCTGGGAGTACTGGGATAAGGAGCGCTGTTACAGCTATTATCGTCAGAGCAACACAATATCAACCGCGGGACTTTCGGAGTATAATGTGTTTCCAGGTATTCCGGAAGATGGAGCTGCAGAGAAAGGTAATGTATTTCTGCATGGCTGGGAAGAAGTCCCCTTCATTCCCTTTTATAACAACAACATATCCACCAATGATCTGGTGAACATTAAGCCGCTGGTAGATGCCTATGACAAGGTATTTACCGGCTTTTTAAATGATCTTGAAGATATTCAGGAAGTAATCTTCATCCTGACAAATTATGGTGGTGAGGATAAAAAGGAGTTTATTGACGATCTCAAAAAATACAAGATGATTAAGCTCGATGATGATGGTGACGATGGCGGAAAGACAGGCGTGGAGACTTTGACAATCAGTATTCCTATTGAAGCTCGGGAAAAGTTTCTGGAAATGACGAGGAAGGCAATCTTTGAACAGGGACAAGGCGTGGATCCGGATCCGCAGAAGTTCGGAAACTCTTCCGGGGAGGCGCTGAAATATTTGTATTCCCTTCTGGAGCTGAAAGCCGGATTAATGGAAACAGAGTTTAAACTGGGGTTTGGTAAGTTGGTGCGTGCAATTTGTAAGCATATCGGAACTCAATGTGATCAGATTATACAGACATGGACCAGATCTGCTATCCGGAGCGATTCTGAACTTGCTGAAATATGCGAGAAGAGTGTGGGCGTCATCTCCAACAAAACTATTCTTAAAAATCACCCATTTGTAGAAAACGCAGATGAAGAAGAAAAGCAGCTGGAAAGAGAAAAAAAGAAGACTGCCGAAGAAGCAGATGAATACCAAAATGCGTTTCAAAAGCAGGCTGAGGAGGATCAAGGCGGTGAGATAGATGGCGAAGAGGAATAGTTCTTATTGGAAAGAAAGAATGGCAGCGCTGGAGGACGAGCGATACAGTCAAAGTACGGCATACTACAGGGATCTGGAAAAGCAGTTTAATGAAGCTACTAAACTCCTGCAGATGGACATTGAACGATGGTATAACCGGCTGGCCAATAACAACGGAGTAAGTTATGCCAAAGCAAAAAAGCTACTTAAGGAAGATGAACTGGAGGAATTTAAGTGGACTGTCAGGCAGTACATAAAAGCGGGAAAAGAAAACGCTGTTGATGAGCGCTGGTTAAAAGAACTAGAAAATGCCTCTGCAAAGTATCATATTTCCTATCTCGAAGCCATGAAGATGCAGATCGAGCAGCATGCCGAACTTCTATTTACAGCTTATGATGGCAGCGTGTCAGAGTTTCTTCATAATGTTTATTCTGATAATTATTACCACACTGCTTTTGAGATCGCCAAGGGGACGGGAGTGGGAAGTAATCTTACTCGCCTGGATCCAGAGAAAATTGACATTATCATTCAAAAGCCCTGGGCGCAGGACGGGACTTCTTTTTCTGACCGGATATGGGGAAACAAAGAAAAGCTTGTAAGTAAGCTTCATACCGAGTTGTCCCAGAGCATAATCCGAGGGTCGGACCCAAGAAAGGCAATTACTAATCTTGCAAGAGAAATGGAGGTAAGCCGGAGTCAGGCAGGGCGCCTGATCATGACAGAATCTGCGGCCATTGCTTCCGCTTCACAAAAGGACTGTTTTGATGTGCTTGGAGTAGATCAGTATCAAATTCTTGCCACACTGGATACCCGTACCTCGGATATATGCCGGGACATGGACGGGAAAGTTTTTTCAATGAATGACTATGAGGTGGGAGTTACGGCGCCGCCTTTTCACCCATATTGTAGGACTACTACAATACCTTATTTTGATGATGAATTTTCAGCTGTGGAGAAAAGAGCTGCCAGGGATCCGGTTACAGGTAAAACTATGGAAGTGCCTGCCAGCATGACTTATAAGCAATGGCATAAAGAATTTGTTGAGGACAATCCTCAGGCTGCCTTGATGGAGAAGATGCAGAAGAATGAGAAGGCAGACAGAGATCAGTATAAGGATTATAAGGTGATTTTTGGTAAAGATGTCCCTCAATCATTTGCAGAATTCCAGAATATGAAGTATACTAAAATTGAGGAATGGGAAGGGTTAAAAGCAGAAAAGCAAAGCCGCATCAATCAGATGGACTTCTCCCAGATGGGTGGATTAAAAGAGAGGCTTGGAAATAAAGAGGTTCGCTTATGGTATAAGTCGCAGGATGAGAAAATACCAGATATGGTTAATAAAGCGCAGCCTTTAAAAGAACAGGCAGTACAAGCATTTAATCTTAGAAATGAACATAGGACTCAGGCAAGGGAACTCAAGAAAGATAAAGAAGCCCGTGAAGAGCTGGATAAAACCCATAAGAATCCCTCATTCGAACAGATAATGGAGCATAAGAAGAAAAAGTACGGCCTGACAGATGAAGAAGCCTATCAGGATATCATTCGCAGTAGCGCTACTACAAATAAAAAGTATGACCGTATTGCAGGCGTAGAAGGGAAGGAGGAAAAGAGATGAGGACTTACCAAATGAACGGAAAGCCTGAAATTTTGGAATTTACGAACTTTGAGAGAATAGATGAAGAAAAGCTCTTTTCTAATGTGTATGAAAGATTGAAGAAGAATTCAGATATTAGTGTAGGTGAAAAGCAGACAGGACCTTCTGAAGATTTGTATAAATGCACCCTTTCAGGATCACCTTTCACCCTATTTTTTGATATAGATTATGGACCAAGTATTTATGCGGAAAGTCCAGAAGTTATCCAAAAGCTGATAAATTACTTTGAGACGCCAGAGAATATTTAGAGGGTAAAACAAATGAGTGTGACATATTATTGCATTAAGGATTTGAAGTTATTAGGCAAGGAAGAGGATTGCATTCACTATTTGTATAATCAGGGTGAAGGTTGGGTCGTGGATAACCACAATATCTTGATGGATCGGATTATGGGGTATGATGAGTCAGAGCCTGCCGATTCCCCATATAAGATTGGTAACACAAGTATTATGGATCTTGTGGAAGAATTAAGCGAAAAGGAAGCGGATAAGTTCATAGAAAATTTGTAGATACCACCAGTCAGAAATGGCCGGTGGTATTTTTATACCCAATCAATCGTTGCGACGGTCGCAACAGAAAGGAGACGGAATGAATCGGGTAAGAGAGGATCCGTTAAATAGTATAATACTGTTATTATGTGGCGCGCAGGCTTTCCTGGGCGTTATTTTATTGCAAAGAAAGGATGATCTTATGAAAAAAGAAGAGTTTATTGCACTGGGTATTAGTGAGGAGCAGGCAGGAAAGGCAGCAGAAGCTTCTAAGAAGGAGCTGGAGACCTATGTTCCGAAAGCTGACTACGATGCAGCCAATCAGGCGAAGGGGCAGCTGGAAAAGGATATCAAGGACCGGGATAAACAGCTGGAAAGCTTGAAGAAAAATACCGGTGACAATGCAGAGTTACAAAAACAGATTGAAACTCTGCAGGCAGAGAATAAAGCTACGAAAGAAAAGAATGATGCGGATATGAAGGAACTGAAACTTTCCACTGCCATTAAAGTGGCTCTTGCCGGTTCCGTTCATGATGTGGATATTGTCACTGGTCTTGTGGATAAAACCAAATTAATTCTGACCGATGATGGAAAAGTCTCCGGTCTGGACGAACAGATAAAGTCCATTAAGGAATCCAAGGCATTCCTGTTTAAAGAATCCGATCCGGGTAAGGGTGGTGGATCCAAAAGAGAGCCAGGTGCAGGAGGCTACAATCCCAAGGCTGGGAGCACAAATGAAAACGGTTATGGAAAAGGTATTGCAGAAGCCCTGAACAAGTCAACAGAAGCTGCAGAGAATCCCTATGCAAAAGCATGGGGCTGATATTAAAGGAAAGTGAGGAAATAAAATGTATTTAGCTAAAAAAACATTTGGTAACACTCCGGAGTTTTTAAAAAGTGAGAAGTACCAGAACATCAGCTGCACGGTGAATGATACCGGTATTACTGCTGATGAATATGGAAAGAAATTTGTTCTGGCCGGCACATTGCTGGACAAGGATGGAAACGTGGTAAAAGTGGCAAGGAGCGGGGCTTCTGGTTCTTATACCTATGCATTATCGGCAACACCCGCCGGCATTCTTTTTGAAACCGTAGAGGTCACCCACGGACCACAGCCGGGAGCCCTTTTTATTGATGGATCCGTTGAAGCGGAACGCCTGCAGGGAAATTATGTTGTGGAAGCTATACAGCAGCTAATTGTAAAGATGCCGTTCATCAAATTTTTTGTTGATGGACAGTTACAGATTAAGGAGGACTAAGCGATGCCAAGAGTAGAAGAATTATTAACACCCAGGGATCTGATTGACTACACAAAGGAGCGTTCTCAGGAGCCTTACATGGGAGAGTATTTGTTCCCAGAAGATAAAAAAGAAGCTCTGGAAATTGATATGGTAAAGGGTGCAAGTAACCTGCCGGTATCTGCAAAGATCCACGCTTTTGATACGGAGGCAGAGATCGGATCCAGAGAGGGTGCTGAGGTATTTACGCAGGACCTTGCGCTGATTAAGAAGAAAATCAAGATTCCGGAGAAAACCATAATTGCTCTGGAAAGCCCCAGAAATGATCGGGAAGAAGAGGATATGATTAAAAACATTTTCCGTGATGTTGATAACCTGGTTGCCTCTGTACGCACCCGTGTAGAATGCATGAGAATGGAAGCACTCTCCACTGGTAAGATCGTTATTAATGAAAATGGGGTGAAAGCCTCTATTGATTATGGAATGCCTGCAGAACATAAAATCAGTAAGACCTGGCTTTCCGGAAGCGCCACAATTTTGGAAGACATGGAGCAGATGGTTGAAACCATTGTGGACGACACAGGTTTTACCCCGGTAAGAGCCTTGACCTCTAAGAAAAATTTAAGTGCTATCCTGCGCGATGAAAGAATACGGGCGGCAGTATACGGTGTAAACAGTTCTAAACTCTTAACCGTGGCAGAGTTAAATGCATTCCTTGCACAGCAGAAGCTTCCCCAGATTGCGATTTATGATAAAAAGTACCGGGTTCAGGATTCAAAAGGAAAATACACTGCGAAACGATTCCTCCCTGAAAATGCCTTTATTATGATGCCTGAAGGTAAAATGGGGGATACGTTCTATGGTGTGACTGCTGAGGAGCTGGAACTTAGAAGAAATTCTGATGTTGAGATTTCCGAAGTAGGTAAGATCATTGTCTGCCAGTACAATACCATTGATCCGGTGGCAAAGTGGATTAAAGCCGTAGCAACAGCACTGCCTTCCTTCCCTTATGCAGACCAGGTGTTTGTGGCAACTATTTTATAAGGAGATGCCTATGGAACTGGGAAAATTAAAAGACTTGCTGGGGATATCTAAGGAAGATGTCTCCCAGGATCCCCAGCTTACATTTATCTTGGAAGATGTGGAGGAAATGGTAAAGAACCACTGTCATATCCGAAGCGTACCAGACGGGCTTGTAAATACTTGTTATCGCATGGCGGTAGATCTCTATCGTCATGAAAGGCTGGGAGAAGAGTCTGCACCAGTTACGGTCTCATCTATTTCAGAGGGGGATACTAAAACCAGTTTTACCAGCGCGGCCGGTGTTCTGCAAGGAAGTATTTTAAAGAATTACAAAGCGCAGTTAAACCGATACCGGAAAACGGGGTGATAATAATTGCTTACTAACACAATGAAGCAGGCTGCAAAGATGCACCGAAAAGCCATTGAAGCCACTTATGATGGAATATGCAATATCTATGAAAAACAACCCTACAAGGATCCGGACACAAAGGTGACTATACAAAAAGACATGAAGGTGGTGGAAGAACAGCCCTGTCATTTGTCCTTTTCAAGTATTCCTGCCACTGACGACACAAATACTGTTTCTAAGCTTCGCCAGGTCATAAAGCTATTTCTTGCGCCGGAGATTATTGTACTTCCCGGAAGCAAAATAGAAGTCACACAGGCCGGCCGCACCGAGTATTATTCAGGAAGTGGTCAGCCCGCAGTATATGGCAGCCACCAGGAGATTGTTCTGGGGTTATGGAAGGAGAATACATAATGTCCGGTGGAAGGTTTGATTTTAGAGAGCTCAAACAACTTCAAAAGCAGCTCGAACAGTTAGAAAAGGACAAAGATAAATTCTGTGAAGATTGCGCCCGCTATCTGGCAGCCCGCCTGCTTGCCAAAGTGATAAAAAGAACTCCCAGTGATACCGGTAACTTAAGAAGAGGCTGGACTGCACAGGGAAGCGGATCAGGATCAGAGGGGTTAAAAACCAGAGGAGCTTCCCAGTACGTAGATACTCTTAAGGTTAACCATTATGGTGATACTTATGTGGTTGAAATAATCAATCCGGTTGAGTATGCCACCTACGTAGAATATGGCCATAGAACGGCCAGCCACAAAGGCTGGGTACCGGGTAGGTTTATGCTGACAATTTCAGAACGGGAGCTTGAGCAGCAGGCTCCCAAGATGATTGAAAAGCGGATATCTGACTATTTAAAGGGGGTATTTCGTGTATAACGAGATTATGGACGCAGTCACAAGAAAGCTGGATGCACTCTTTCCGGAAATTACCGTTTATACCAATAAAGTGGAGCAGGGGCTTAAAGAACCCTGTTTTTTTGTTGGATTTTTGGATCCGTCAGAAACGCCTCTGCTTGGAACGAGATATTTTCGAAGTACCGGTATTTACATTCAATATCTGCCGGGAGAGGATGAGCAGCGGACCAGAGAGCTCAACAGGGTGCTGGGAGTATTGATGGAATCCATGGAATACCTTTCACTTGCAGATGGAACCCTGATACGTGGTACAAAGCGGAGTGGTGAATTTAAGGAGAAAGTGTTGACTTTCTTTGTAAATTATGACCGTTTTGGGCGAAGAACCGGTAAAGAGATGGAATCCATGAACCAGATAACAATGAATTGAAAGGAGTAATATATGGCAAAAAAAGTATTAAAAAATACCGGACAGAAAGAACTGGTGCGATATACAAAGACTCAGCTGGCCAGTGCCAAAAGGTACCAGGGAAAGAAAGATCTGATTACAGCTCTGTTAGAAGAGGGGAAGTCCTACACCACTGAGGAAGCGGATCAACTTCTTGACGTATTTTTGAAAGGTAAGGTGAATGCATGTTAGGCGGTGGAAGTTTCACAGTACAAAATAAGGTCCTCCCTGGTGCGTATATTAATTTTGTCAGCGCAGCTTCAACGGGAGCTTCAATAGGCGAGAGAGGTGTTGCAGCCATTCCAATGGTGCTTGATTGGGGACCTGAAACAGAAGTTTTCCAGATGACTGTAGAAGAATTCCCGGAAAAATGCCTTAATGTATTTGGCTATGCTTATGAAGATGTATCAATGCTCCCGGTCAGGGAATTGTTTAGAAACCTGACTAAGGGAGTTTTTTATCGGTTAAATACCGGTGTTAAAGCCTCCAATGACTACGGAACCGCTGTTTATGGTGGTATCCGGGGAAATAGTCTGCAAACAGTGATTGCAAAAAATATTGATGATGAGACCAAATTTGATGTAAGAACGCTGTTTGCTGCGAAGGAAATAGATTCCCAAACAGTAACAGGTGCCAGCGCATTAAAGGATAATGATTATGTGGTATTCAAGAAAAATGCAACGCTTGCAGAAACAGCCGGAATGCCATTCTCAGGAGGGACAAACGGGGAGGCCGTCACCGGGGAGGATTATGCGGGATTTCTTGCAAAGATGGAGAATTACTCCTATCAGGTTTTGTGCTGCCCTTCTGTAGATGAAAATGTAAAAGCACTATTTGCTTCATTTACCAAACGTATGAGAGAGGAGAACGGGATCAAGTTTCAGACGGTCTTATATCGGTATACCAAGGCGGATTATGAAGGAATTATTTCTGTGGAAAATGAAGCGCAGGAATTGGAGCCTGGACTGGTTTACTGGACAGCCGGAGCAGAAGCGGCCTGCGCCATTAATAAGACCTTAGAAAACAGGACTTATGATGGGGAATATAACGTAAAAACGGAATTTAGCCAGTTTCAGTTAAAAGAGGGAGTACAGTCAGGTAAATTCCTTTTTCATAAGGTGGGCAGTGATATCCGTGTCCTGATGGACATTAATACTTTGGTAACTTTCACGGAAGAAAAGGGGGAGGATTTCTCCAGTAACCAAACGGTCCGCGTGTTGGACCAGATAGGTAATGATATAGCTTCCTTGTTCAATACGAGATATCTTGGAACGATTCCCAACGATTATGCAGGAAGGGTAAGCCTGTGGAATGATATTGTTACTTATGGAAATCAGCTGACCACACTCCGGGCCATTGAAGCTATAAGCGCTGATTCCATCACTGTAGATAAGGGATCCAGCAAACGTTCTGTTGTGGTAAATTTCCCGGTGGAACCCATTAACTGCATGAGTCAGCTTTATATGACTGTGGTTGTATCGTAGAAGGGAGTAAAAGAATATGAATCAAAATACCATGAATGCCTGGGATGCCATAAGTGCTACCCAGGCAGAGTGCTATATTACAATCGGGAGCAGCCGGTATAATTTCATGCAGGCTCTTAACCTGGAAGCTAAGATTGAGAAGACAAAAACCGAAGTCCCCATTTTAGGAAGGACTATGAAGGGAAATAAAACAGTTGGATCCAAGGGAAGCGGATCTGCAACGTTTCATTATAACACCAGTATTTTCCGGGAACTTTTATATCAGTTTCAGGAAACGGGAAAAGATGTGTATTTTGATATACAGATAATCAATGAGGATCCCACCTCCAGTGTAGGCCGGCAGACTGTAATCTTAAAAAACTGCAACCTTGATGGAGGAATCATTGCAAAGTTTGATGCCGATGCAGATTATCTGGAAGATGAGTTTGATTTCACATTTGAAAGCTGGGAAATGCCAGAGAAGTTCAGTAATCTTGCAGGAATGCAGTAATACGAGAAAAGAGAGGATAAATAACTATGGGAGATTTAAGCTGTTTTTTAAGCCAGAATGCTGTGGCTGTTGAAAACGTTAAATATGCAGCATCAAAGAGATTTATGGATAAAGAAAAGAAACCGGTGGCATGGGAAATCAAGTGTATTACCCCGGAGCAGGATGAGCTGATTAAAAAGGAGTGTATAAAAAGAAAGCCGATTCCAGGTAAAAGGGGTGCATACATGCCGGAAACCGATTACAACCAGTATGTAGGTAAGCTTGCAGTTGCATGTACGGTTTTTCCGGATCTCAGCAATAAAGAGCTTCAGGATTCCTACCAGGTAATGGGAGCAGAAGCTTTACTTAAAAAGATGCTTACACCAGGGGAATATCAGGATTATTTGGCCAAGGTGCAGGAGGTTAATGGCTTTGATGTCGCGCTTGATGACCTGGTGGAAGAAGCAAAAAACTGATAGAGGGAGGCGATATGGAAGCAAACATTGCTTACTATTGTCTCCACAAGCTTCATAAGTGGCCCCATGAGTTTCTGGGACTTTCCCGCTATGAAAAGGCTGTTGTCATTGCTGCAATAGAAATGAAAATGAAAAATGATAAGATTGAGGCTGCCAGAGCCAAAAGGAAAAGGGGGTAGAAACAATTGGCAGGTTTACAGACTTCCATCCAGTTACAAGATCGTATGTCAGTTGTATTAAACAATATTACCCAGTCAATGTCCATCATGCTCTCAACCTTTGAACAGGCTCAGACAGCGACAGATGCTGGTCTTAATGCGACTTCTTTTGATGCAGCGAGACAAGGTATTGCAGAAGCCTCTGCTGAAATGGTGCGCTATCGGGAGGAGATTGAAAGAGCTGCAGCAATACCGCCGCCATCTCCTCCGGAACCAACCTGGAGCAGTGCAGCAACACCAAATGTTTTTATGAGTACTGGCGCAGACCGGTTTCAGCAAGAATTCCAGGCTGCAGATCAAATGGCCAAACAATTATATGAAAGCCAGAAAGCGATATCTGCGCAGGCAAGAAGTATGAGGGTAACACCACCCGGTATGTTAAACGACATAGCGGCTACGGAAAATAGAATGCAGGCGTTGGCTTTACGGGTTCAGAAGTTAAATCAGATCCCGGTAAATTTAAGGACGGATCAGACCAACATGGAACTGGAATCACTTCGAGGAAAGCTTAGTCAGGCGATGTCAGTTCAGAAAACACTGAATCAGGCTATGGGGAAGATGGATATCAGTACGGCCAATGCCGCCTATCAGCAGTTAAATTCTGTAATGGACGCTGCAGAGCGTAATATCAGAGACAACTTAAATGCCCAGAACCAGTTTAACAACTCAGTCAAGGCCGGGACCAATGCAGCAACAGGTTTATTGACAAAGTTAAAAAGCGTTATGCTTAGTGCCGGTCTGGCATTCAGTGCCACAAAGGTTATTGACCTTGCAGATACCTATACTCAAACCACGGCAAGACTCAATATGATGAATGATGGCCTACAGACCACAGCTGAACTGCAGGATAAAATTTTTGCATCCGCGCAACGGTCAAGAGCTTCTTATCAGGCTACTGCTGATACGGTATCAAAATTAGGATTAAGAGCCAAGGATGCGTTCAGTTCCAATGCAGAAACAATTCAGTTTGCCGAGAACTTGAATAAATTATTTGTAATATCCGGGGCCAGTCAGCAGGAAACGGCATCTGCATCGCTGCAGCTGACACAGGCATTAGGATCCGGAGTTCTGCGGGGAGAGGAGTTAAACGCAGTATTTGAAGCGGCACCAAATGTAATCCAAACCATAGCGGATTATCTTGATGTCCCAATTGGTAAAATTAGAAGCATGGCTTCTGATGGCGAGATCACAGCCGATATTGTAAAAAAAGCCTTGCTGGGAGCGACGAATCAAATAAACCAGGATTTTAACTCAATGCCTATGACTTTTCAGCAGGTAGGGACAGCCATTTCAAATACTTTACTTCAGACGTTTCAACCGGTTATTCAGGTAATTGGACAGGGAGCAACTTATATTTATGAGAATTGGTCCTCGATAGCCCCTGTGTTTTATGGGCTTGCTATTGGTATTCTGGTAGCTGCCACAGCCTGGGGTATATATACTTTGGTTACATGGCTTTCTGTGGCAGCCAATCAGGCGTTAGTTGTCAGTATGCTCACTAATCCATTTCTATGGATTGCAATTGTGATAGGTGTCATTGTAGCAGCTATTTATAAGTGGGTTCAATCAGTGGGCGGTATACGTGTAGCCTGGCTTATTTGCGTAAATCAGGTTTTGACACAGGCAGACCGGTTAAAGTTAGGCTTTATGGCAGCATGGTCCATGATTAAGGGTGGAACGCTGGTCGCGGCTTTTGCATTTGATTCATTCCGTGTAAAAGTACTTGATACTCTTGGAAATATGAAAGTAAAAGCGCTGACAATTTTACAGGATCTTGTAAATGGAGCAATTGACCGGGTTAACAAGCTGATCGGAATGGCCAACAATATCCCCGGTGTATCTATTGATTTAATTGACCATGTAGAATTTGCCGCAGATGCAGGTGCTGAAGAACAGATGAAACAGCAGCAACGGGCAGCGGAGCTTGCCAGAAAGAAGGAAGTAATCGCAGGAGCTAAGGCAGAGTGGAAAGATGATTATGCCAGAGCAGAAAGAGCAGCCGATGACGCAAGAATGAAGCGACAGGCGGCAATAGAGGCTGCCAAAGCGGATGCAGCCAGAAAAGCTGCAGAGGATGACAGCACGTCCGGAGCCTATGGATCTGACATAGCAGGAAACACGGATAAGACAGCCGGAAATACGGCAGCAATGGCTGATAATATGGATGCGTTAGATGAAGAGATTAAATACATGCGCGATGCAGCTGAGCAGGAAGCGATTAACCGGTTCACGCTGGCAGAACTCAAGATTGATTTAACCAATAATAATACGCTGAAAACAGAGACTGATTTTGACAGAATGAATGGCATGCTTAATAACCTTACGGATGAGATCCTGTCAACAGCAGCGGAGGGAGGGCATTTATAATGGCCTATGAAGTTTATATTGATGATATGCTCCTCCCACTGCCCCCGGAGAAGATCCCTATTAAATATGGTGGGCAGAATAAAACAGTCACTCTGATTAATGGGGAAGAAATCAATATGATACGGCCCCCGGGTTTAGCAGAGATCAGCATAGATATTGTAATTCCGCAGATGGATTATCCATGTGCAATATGGGATGGAAGTATTGATAATGCCGAAGATTTTCTGGAAAGGTTGAAAGAATTAAAAGAGGGCGGGAGATCATTTGAGTTTATAGTGATCCGCGATGGACCGGGGAGTGACAGCTTCTTTGATACCAATATGGATGTAACGCTGGAAGATTATAAAGTTTCTGATGATGTAAAAGAAGGATTAGATCTCGTAGTTTCTCTTTCTATGAAAGAGTATATAAACTATGGGACAAAGATCATGAATTTTGTAATTGTAGACGAACAGCCGGTTCCCACGGCTCCTCAATCAGAGCAGGAGCGCCAGGGAGAACCACCTGCAGAAAAAACTTACACCGTTACAAAAGGTGACTGTCTGTGGATTATAGCAAAGAAGCAGTTGGGAAACGGAAGTCGTTGGCAGGAGATATATAATCTCAACAAAGATAAGATTAGCAATTCTAACCTGATTTATCCTGGCCAGGTATTTAACTTGCCGTAAGAATTAAGGTCTGGACTGGATCTTTTCAATTAAAGCTTCCTGCAGGACCTGAGAGAAGTTTACTCCCATAGAAGTTGCCTCCTCATTTAACCACTCGGGTATGCTTAAAGTCTTTTTCACTGCCTTTGAGTTGGTACGTTTTTTATAGGCCGCCATATCAAACTCAACAATCACAAGAAAACTATCTGGTTCTACAGATATGGTATCCGGAGCTGATGGGGAAGGGAGAGGTTCTCTTTCTCCTTCTTTGCTGGTAAGCGCAAGACCAAGAGCGTCTACAGCCATCTCATAGGCTTGTTCCATGTCGTCTCCATCTGTCAGACATTCCGGCAGATCAGGAAAGGAGACCCAGAATCCCCCTTCTTCAGCTTTATGGAAAAGTGCGGGATAGAAAAGTTTTTTCATAGAAATACCTCCAGTTTACAAGGTGGGGTGGGGCTTATTTCAGCCCCGCCTGTTTTAATATTGCCTGTTCCAGACCCTTTTTTAGAGGTTTGGAATGATAAGGAACAATGGTTTGTTTATCAGTTTCGGGATTCCTTAATTTTACATGGGAACCGTTTTGACTGATTTCTTCAAAGCCATTTTTCTTGAGATGTTTTATCATCTCTCTTGGTGTCATAGGCATCTTTTGTAGCTCCTTTCCTTATCATGACTCTATTATAATACGTAATATTACGTACGTCAATGAAAATACGTAATATTACGTATGAAAGGCGGTGGATAATTTGGAAGTACATTTATATATACAGAACGGGCAGACGGTTTATGAACCTGTAGTTCAGGGAAGCATCAACTGGGAAACACAGCGCAAAGGACAACCCGGGAAATGCTCTTTTACTATCATTCCAGACAGCAAACTTCATATAGAGGAAGGGAATGCGATTCGGCTTGATGTAAATGGGAAATCTGTATTTTTCGGCTTTATTTTTGAAAGAAGTTGGAATAGTGATGGTCAAATGAAAGTAACTGCTTATGATCAGCTCCGGTACTTAAAGAATACAGACAGCTATAATTATACCAATCTTTCTACTGGTGAAGTAATTCTGATGATAGCCAGAGATTACAACTTAAAAACAGGAACTCTCATTGATACTGGTCATAAAATATCCAGAAACAGACCAGATAAAACATTGATTGATATTATTTTGGATTCTTTGGATTTAACCTTGATACATACCGGAAAAATTTATGTATTATATGATGATGCAGGAAGCCTGACCTTAAATGATGTGGAAAGCATGAAGCTGGATATTATGATAGATGGAAGCACAGCTCAGGACTATGATTTTAAAATCAGTGTTGACAGTGATACCTATAATCAAATTAAGGTTTATTATGATGACAATAAAACTAAAAAACGGGAAGTCTACATGACAAAGGATACCGAGACAATTAACAAATGGGGAATTTTTCAAAAAAACGAATCTATTGAAAAGGATGCAAATGGTCAAGAGATAGCAGAGCGGTATCTGGGGCTATATAATCGTCCTACCAGAAGTTTAAACATCAAAGGAGCTTTTGGTGATATTCGGGTTAGAGCGGGCTGCCTTATCCCGGTATCATTAGATCTAAAGGAAATGGAATTGAAAAACTACCTTCTGGTAGAAGCTGTCACGCACAACATTGACGAGGGGATTCATACTATGGATATGACTTTGAGAGGAGCTGGTATCAGTGGCTGATGCAGCCTGGATTGAAAACATGAAAAGAATTGTCCTGAAAGCAGTGGAGGAAGGGGATCCCTGCGATGTCATTTTGGGGACAGTAATAAAAGATTCCCCTGTAGCTGTGCAGATCGATCAGAAAACAACTCTTTCGGAAACTCAGATTATTGTGCCAGAGCATTTAACAGATCATGAAGAGCAGATGTCGATTCCTGGTGTAGGGGAGGTATCTGTAACGGTTAAAGGTGGTTTTAAAAATGGACAGCGAATACTTTTGCTTCAAAAACGCGGAGCACAGCAGTATGTTGCAGTAGGCAGATGGTAGAGAGGAGGTGGAGTATGCTCCCGGAATCAGGCGGGTTATTAAAACATGATTTTAAAGTATTCAAACAGCCTTCTAAAACTTTCCGGCTGGATCCTTTAAATCAGAGAATTGTCGGATCCCTGGACGGACTGGAATCGGTAAGGCAGGCGGTAAACTGTGCGCTTAATACGGAGCGTTTTGACTGGCTGATTTATAGCTGGAATTATGGGGTGGAGCTTAAAGATTTATTTGGCAGACCAATGGGGCTTATAAAATCAAAATTAAAAAAGCGGATAAAAGAAGCATTGACACAGGATAACAGAATCCAGAGTGTTGATGCTTTTTCATTTGATGTGACAGGAAGAAAACTTCGTGTAAAATTCACAGTACATTCCACGGTTGGTGATATACAGGCAGAGAAGGAGGTGAAAGTTTAATTATGTATGAGAAAATGACTTATGAGCTCATTTTACAAAGAATGCTGAGTCAGGTTTCTTCTGAACTTGATAAAAGGGAGGGATCCATCATTTATACTGCACTCGCTCCTGCAGCAGCAGAACTTGCCATCATGTATATAGAATTGGATATCCTTTTAAAAGAAATGTTTGCCGACACGGCTGATCGGGAGTTTTTAATACGACGTGCGGCGGAGAGAGGGATTATTCCAAAAGCTGCATCCTATGCAGAATTGAAGGGTGAATTTAACATAGATATCCCTATAGGAAGCCGGTTCTCTCTGGATCTGCTTAATTTCACCGCCACAGAGCGCCTTGCTCAGGGAATATACCGTATGCAGTGCGAATCAATTGGGACAGCCGGAAATATCAGCCGCGGCAGTATGATACCTATCGAATATATAAAGGGTCTAACCAGGGCTGAACTAACAGAGCTTCTTATACCAGGAGAAGAGGAAGAAGATACCGAAAAGTTCCGGAAACGTTATTTCAACAGCTTAGATTCACAGGCGTTTGGGGGAAATATAGCTGATTACAAAGAAAAGGTATCAGCAATTCAGGGGGTTGGAGGGGTTAAGGTATTTCCGGCCTGGAACGGGGGCGGCACAGTAAAACTGGTAATTATTGATTCTTCATATTACAGTCCTACAGCAGATTTAATTCAGTCAGTTCAGAACACTTTGGATCCGGCCCCGGATTCCGGGAAGGGTTATGGATTGGCGCCTATTGGACATCTAGTTACCGTAGAAGGAGCGGGGCAGGATCTTATCTCAATCTCAACAACTATTACCTATCAGTCTGGATATAACACAGATCTCTGTAGAGAGTATATTGAACTTGCTATTGATGAGTATCTGACCGGATTAAATCAAACATGGCAGGAAACAGAAGAGATGGTAATACGGATTTCAAGAATTGAGAGCTGCCTTCTCGATGTAACGGGGATCCTTGATGTAACAGATACGGTTATTAATGAAGGCAGTGGCAATTATGTGGTACCACCTGAGAAAATAGCGGTAAGGGGTGAGATTCATGTATAACAGAGAAATTAATTTAAGATCCTATATTCCGGAATATTTAAAAGATTATGAGGAATTTAAGGTCATAACTGATCTGGAAAAAAAGGATATAGAAGAATTCCGTGAGGCGTGTGCTGCACTTTGGAATGATGGATTTATTTCAACCTCCGGCTATCAGGGGTTAAAGAAATGGGAGTCTCTACTGGGAATCCGGCCAGATCCCAAACGTTCCTTAGAAGAGAGACGAGCAGCTGTCTTTGCCGGTTGGAGTAAACAACTCCCCTACACTGAACAGAAGCTTAGAGAGCAACTTATGACCATGCTGGGAAGTGATTATGAATTATATATCTGGAATTCTACCTATGAATTAAAACTTGTGGTAATAGAGCGGCCTCAGCCTGTTGTAAAAAGCATTCAGAAAATGGTTCAGGAAATGATACCGGCCAATCTAAAGGCCGGTTTCTTTAGCAAATATCAAGGAAATTATAAAGTCCCGGTTTACGGAAATAATTCAATACATTTTCACACAGCTTTTTACCCACGCTATAACCTGCCACATTTATATCTGGATAATATCTGGTCACTGGACGGCAGCCGCAAGTTAAATGGATATGACAGCGGAGTTTTCATTGATTTTTATCCGGTGAAGTTCAAGCTCCGGGTTGAGGCCACGGAAGCTGTTCATGAGGCAGAAATGGTTAGAGCTTCTATGAATGCTGCAATACGAATTAATCTCATGGCAGAGGATTTTAAGTTTGAAACACGAGTAAAGGAAAATATTCAAAACATTGAGAGTATAGCCATTGCATCTGGAATTACAAAGCAGACAACGGCAGGTCCAGTCCGTGTCATGAATAGGAACGTGATGGACAATAACTGGAAATTAGATGGTGGCCGCAGATTAAATGGCGGTCTAACAATTTTATAAGAAAGGGTGAGGATAATGGCAGACACAACAAAGGGAGTTATTACCGTGACCGGTAGGAAAAAATTCTGCAAGGCCCACGCCGGGGATATGACGCTTTCGGTGATTACTCACATGGCCTGGGGAGATGGTGGCGTAAATGAAAATGGGCAGCCAAAAGCCACAACCGGTAATGAAATCGGACTTTATAGTGAATTGTTAAAAAAGCCGATAGAGGCCCACTCCTATGTAAACGAAGTGGAAACAACCTGCCGGTATACGGCTACCTTGGAAAAAGGGGAGCTGACTGGAAAAGAAATATCGGAAATGGGTCTTTTTGATTCAGATGGAGATCTGGTTGCCTATCGGACATTCATGCGCAAAGGGAAGGATGCAGATATCCCCCAGATTTATGATATGGATGAAATCTTTTAGGAGGTGTATTAATGGCATTTTGCAATATAAAAAATCCACTGGAATATTCAACGGAAATACGGAAGTGGGATAGAGAATCTCTGGCAGATGGTCAGGAGATGGCAGTTGAAATAGAACAGCTTTTCAATAATACCTTTTATAACAAAATGGTACAGGAGCAGCATGAACAGCCAATCGAGATAAATCTTCCAGTCGATGGGTGGAGCAATACGGTTCCCTATAGCCAGAAAGTAGCTGTAGCAGGAATTAAAGCAACTGACAATCCGATATTAAGCCCTTGCACACCTAAAAATCTGGAACCAAGAGCAGTGAAACTTAGAAGAAAACTGGCCGGAATGATAACCGATGGAGAGACTGAAGATGGATATGTAACCTTTTATTGTGGGGAGAAAAAGCCAACTGAAGACTTTAGTGTATATCTGAGAGGAGTGAGTGCAAATGGGTAAAATGATTATTTCCGGAGCTGGTGGAGCTGGGGCAGGGTCAGAAGAGTGTACAGCTACGAGGGCAGAGCTGTTAAAGGGTTATACTGCTATCACTAATGATTCTGATGATGAGATGGCGGAAGGAACACTGGAGCTAACCGGAGATGCTGCAGATAGCCAAGTACTGACTGGTAAAACCTATTATAACACTAATCCTAAAAATAAAAGAACAGGAAGTATGGTAAACCAGGGAGCGGTAAACCAGACACTCAACGCGGGAGGAAGTTATACAATTCCTGCAGGATACCATAATGGTTCCGGAAAGGTTATAGCTAATAGCTTAGCGAGCCAGACTGGAGGAACAGCTTCTGCAGGACATATACTAAGTGGTCAGACTGCCTGGGTAAATGGGAGTAAAATTACCGGAACGTTAACGATACAAAGTGTAGCGTCTTTTAGTTTAGCCCAGTATGCAACTCAACAAATTATTGCATCCTGGGCATTACCATCAGTGGGCCCTTGGTCTGGTATACGTGTGATGTGCAAACAAGGTAGCTATCCTGCACATGCTGGGGACGGTACTTTGTTTTATGAGGGGGCAGGAACATGGGCGTCAAATCAATTAGCAGAGGGTATATGGTATTTCAGAGCGTGGAACTACATAACTACAAATTTTGGTAGAAATTATGGTGGATATGTGCAAAGCTCAATTAATAACATATCGATTACAGGTATCCAAACATTCACATCTTCAGGAGTTTTTACGGTACCGGCAAAAGTATATGCAGTTAATGTATTCCTTGTAGGAGGAGGAGCTGCTGGTGGTTATGGTGATCGAAGTGGAAACTTCGAAGCAGGAGGTGGCGGTGGCGGCGGGTATACTGCAACACATTGGAATATACCAGTAACTCCAGGACAGACCATTGCGGTATCTATAGGGGCTGGTGGTGGTCTTAATACAAATGGTTATCCTAACAATGGAGGGAACACAACCTTTGGTAGTTATTCAGTAGCAGGTGGGACAACTTACCGCAATGGAGGTTCTGGCGGCGGTCGTGGAACTTATCGCAAAGCTGGCTACCCTGGTGGGGATGGTGGTTCTGACGGTGGTAATGGAGGAAGAGCGGATAGTAATTATGGTCTGGGGCAACATACGACCACTAGAGCTTTTGGAGAACCAAATGGTACACTGTATGCTGGCGGAGGCGGAGGTGGTGGTAATGGTTATGAAGGGGTATCTTATAGAGGTGTTGGCGGCAGTGGTGGAGGTGGTAATGGTAGAGATGGTTGGAATGCTGGTTCAGCTGGTGCAGCCAATACAGGAGGTGGCGGAGGTGGCGGCTGGTGTGGTTGGTCAGACGAGAATGGGATACGAGGTTCCAACGGCGGGTCTGGCATATGTATTGTAAGATGGGGTTATTAATCTAAGGAGGATTGATTTATGGTTGTACATCAAGTATTTGCTCAGATTTTTGAGGAAGAGATAAAGAATATTATTGTGTGTGATAATTATGAAATGGCAAACTGGTTATCTAGGGCCGCATATGGAGATAAAGCTTTTTCAGTGGATTGTTTACAATATCCTTGTCAAGCTGGAGATCGATACCGTGATGGCGTTTTTTATAGAGTGGGTGAAAATGGTGCCGAGACAGTCATTGATTTAGTAATGAGCACAGATCAGGAAATGGAATCCTTAAGAGCAACAGTCAATACGCTAATTTTATCTGGTTTGGAGGGGTAATTATGTTTGAAACATTAATGAGATTGTATGCGACCGGTAAAGGACCGCTGACGGTCACTATGCTGGCCAATGCGGTTAGAAGGGGCTGGATTACAGACACAGAGAAACAGGAGATCCTGTCAACTAAAAAATAAGAAAGAGTGAGGAAAATAAAAATGGATAGAATTACAGAATTGCTTGCCCTGGCATGGGGAAGCCCGATTATTAAAATGGTTATTTTAGCAGTGGTCATGGATACCTGCTTCGGCTGCATCAGAGCAATTAAGGAGCATGAATTTAACAGCTGTTTTGGCATTGACGGTGCGATCCGGAAGATCTCCATGGTAGCTTCCCTGGCGTTTCTACTGATACTTGATCGAATTGTACACTTAAATCTGATCGGCTTCATTCCGGAAGCGATCCGGGAATATCTGCCAGTTAGTGCCATTGGAGTGGCTGAGTTCTTCGGACTTCTGTACATAGCATATGAGCTGGTGAGTATTCTTAAAAACATGACTCTGTGCGGTCTGCCGGTGAAACGGTTGTGGGAGACTGTAAAGAAATTTCTTACACAGTACACGGACGAGCTGCCGGATAACACTTAATCTGTTGCGACCGTCGCAACGGTTGTAATGTCACAACTTTATGGACCTGGGGTAAACCTGGGTCCTTTTTGGAATGGAGGAAAATAACATGCAGATCAATAAATTACTTACACCCTATAACTACAGCAGCGGCGAATTAAGCCGTATTAAATATATCGTAATTCATTATGTGGGAGCGTTGGGAGGAGCAGAGGCTAACTGTAAATACTATGCTTCACAGTATGTTGGCGCCAGCGCCCACTACTACGCAGGATTTGGAGGGGAGATCTGGCAGTCCGTTGAGGACAAGAATATTGCATGGCACTGCGGAGCAAAGAAATATGTACATCCGGAATGTCGAAATGGCAACAGCCTGGGCATTGAAATGTGTGTCCGGAATAGGGGAAGTAAAGCAGATACAAGTCGGGATTGGTATTTTGAAGATGCAACAGTGCAGGCAGCCATTGAATTAACTAAGGAGCTGATGGCGAAGTATAACATACCTGCAGATAATGTGATCCGGCATTATGACGTGACTGGGAAGATCTGTCCGAACCCTTATGTCTATAATCACACTGACCATACATGGGAAGCATTTAAGGCGGCTTTGCTGGGCATAGAAGTCAAGAAATCATCTGGTTGGGTACAGGTTACAGATGGTTGGATGTATTACAATGGGGATACCGGTCTGCCAGTACAAAATGATTGGGTAAAGGTAGGAGATAAGTGGTACTGGTTTAATGCAGCCGGGATCATGGTAACAAACGTCTGGTATCAGTATAACAGTGCATGGTACTACTTCGGACCGGACGGGACTATGTGTAAATCACAGCTGGTTGAGAATTCCGGAAAGATCTATGCCGTGGCTGCTAATGGTAAGATGGTTACAGGTGAAATATTAGTCTCTACTTTGAGTGATGGGGCCTTAGAATATAAGGGGATGATTGAATAAAACAACAAGGTGGACTTTCATTACTAGGTCCACCTGAAACTCAATCAATATTTAATTTATCCTCCAAAGTATCAACGAGATACCACATTTTTTTATCCACATAATTATCTGTCTTGAGCGTACTAACAATCATTTCAGTTTGTATCTCGAGGCCTAACTTTTGTGATATTTTTATTAATGTTTCTGGAGTACTGGTGCCTTTTATAATTCCGTCTTCTGAATTCAATTCGAATGTATTTCTTCTTATATTGATACCGGTAAGAACGCCATTTATTACCCTGTTTTCGTTAGATATTTCTTCAAGCCTATCGAGAGTGTATATAATACTTTCGACCTTTGAATATCTAATGTCAAGTTTCCTTACTTCTGCAGATTCATCACACCAATACATTTCTAACTTTACGGCGTTGTTTTTCAATTCCTTTAACCAATCTCTATAATGGGTTATCGTTCTTTTCCCGTATGGTGAAATTCTCCTTATCAGTTGTTCCGAATCAATGCTGTTTTCTAATACATCAAACAAGCTACTAACAATTTGATTGGTTTTTAAGGATTCTTGGGTACGATTTTTCTCTTTAGGTCAAAGTGATGAATATTATATTGAATTAAACTCTTTAGGCGGGGATATTCGAGATGAAATATTAAGCGCTTTGAAAGATATTGCGTTTGATAATAATATGTATTGGTCCAATAAAAACCATGATGTGACCCAAAATTCTTTAATGAGAGATATAGCTCAAACCACTGTTTTAGGGCAATTTCATCGCCTAGCAATTGGGAGGGCAAGATTATCTGAGTATAATTTTAATTATAAAATAAAAAGTCAATATGAGTGGGAAAATGATATTGAACTTCATTTTGAAGTGCATCCTAATTCAAAGCCACCTACAAATGTACATGTAATAATTGGCCGAAATGGAGTAGGGAAGACCCGTTTACTAACTAATATGGTTAAGTCAATAATTTTAAATGATGGAATGTTTTATGAAATAAATAGCAATAATGAGATTAAAGATATTAGAAGAATCTTTGCTGGCATTGTTTTTGTTTCATTTAGCGCATTTGATTATGATATACCATTGGATAGCAATGGAGAAAGTATTAAATACAGTTATATTGGACTCAAAAGGAGAGAAGATGATTCTGATAGCTTATTAAATAAGAAAGTCGAGGATTTAACACAAGAGTTTGCCGAAACTTTAAAGATTTGCTTTTCCAATTCAAAATTAAACTTGTGGAAACGTATAATAAATCTTTTAAGCTCAGATCCAATATTTAAAGCAAATAGTATATCAGAAATATTAGAAGGTTATCCAGAAGATATAACTGATGCGGGTAAGGCAGAAATTATGATTAGTAATGCAAATAGAGTATTTGATAAATTAAGCAGTGGTCATAAAATAGTATTATTGACACTTTCTAGTTTGGTAACTAGAGTTGAAGAACGAACCTTAGTTTTAATTGATGAGCCAGAAGTACATCTTCACCCGCCATTGTTAGCAGCATTTACGCGCGCGTTGTCAGAATTGCTTATAAATAGAAATGGTGTTGCAATTGTTGCGACACATTCTCCAGTAGTCTTACAAGAAGTTCCTCAAACATGCGTTTGGAAATTAAGAAGGTATGGTACTAATGTGATGATAGAACGTTTGCAAATAGAATGCTTTGGTGAGAATTTAGGAGTTCTTACAAGTGAAGTATTCAGACATGAAGTAACAGAATCGGGAGTACATAAAATGCTTGCAGATTGTGTTGAGAAATGTGATACATTTGAAGAAGTTATGGAAGAATTTGATAATCAGTTAGGATTTGAGGCTCAAGCAATATTACGATCAATGTTAGTTAATAAAAATAAGGAAAATTCTTATGAATAG